GGGGAAACGACGTACGGGACTGCGACCAGAGATTTTGTGCAAGTGGTGAACAAGAACAACCTTTGCCCGAACTGTGGGTATTGTGCGTGTTGTGGGAGAGGGGGGTATTTTGTACAACCATACCCCTGGAGGCCGCAGTATCCGCACTGGGGACAGTGGCAGGGGACGCTACTTGGGCAACAGGGCAATCAAACAGATTTGACGCAGGGGCCTGTGACTGCGTGTAATCACGAACCGAGTGGACAATGATTCCCGGAGGAGCGCTAGATCCTATTTGGGATGACGGGGGACCGGATGAAAGCTAAGACAGTTCTGGTGTGCCCAGATACGCATGTGGCGCCGGCCGGATCGATCGAGGGAGGGATTGACCCGAAGGCCGAGAGCGTGTTGATGCAGGCGATTGACATCGTGAAGCCGGATGAGTTCGTGCATCTGGGGGATGTGGGGGAGTGGGAGTCGGTGTGTGGGTATAGGTGGGAACGGAGGCGGCGCCCGCCATTTGAGTTTCTAAAGCCACTGATCGATGCGGATGTGAAGGCGGTGAATGAGTTCTTGTCTCGGGTGGATAGGAAGCTGGACAGGGTGGGGTGCAACGCGAGGACCATTACACAAGGCAATCACGAGATTTGGTGCGATAATTTTGCCGAAGAAGAAACTCGGGAAGAGTTCAAGGCGCGAGAGTTGATGAAGATCGACGAGAGAGGGTGGAGGTGGCATGAACATGGACGATTCGCGAAAATTGGAAAGCTGCACGCCACGCACGGAGGACACTTTACCGGGCTACATCATGCTTATAAGACAGTCCTGGGGTTGTCTGCTTCTTGCATCTATGCGCACTTCCATAATGTCGAATCGGCCCACGTCATGCACCTCGGAGGAGCATACGGAGCATGGTCAATCGGATGCTTAGCTAAGTTCGAGAAGAAGTTCCTCGGCGGAAAGCCGACCAGTTGGAGTCATGCCCTTGGGGTGGTGCATGTTGAGAGTAATGGGAATTTTCACGTCGAGGTGGTGGACATCTTTAATGGCGTTGCTTGGATTTATGGCAAACGCGTGGAGGCGAAATGAAGACGATCGCGGGGTTTAAGAAGGACGAGTTGGTCGCGGTCGATTGGATTGATACCGCTTCCAATGGGACGGCGGCTATTGAGACAGCCGGCACAGAGCCCAGAAGGACTGTGGGGATTTACAAAGGAGTCAAGCGGCAGAGTTTTGCGAGTGATTTTGAGCCGAAGAAGTTGCGGTTCAGGAAGGTTCTAGTGATGACGGACACGCGGGACAACAGCTTGCCCGGGCAGGAGGGATGGACGGCGATTCCGCTGCATAATGTGCTGGCCATTACCGGGTTGATGCTGACGAAGAAGAGGTGGGCACAATGATTGAAGGCATGGTGAAGAGGTTTGCAGCAACGGTAGGTGGGTTTGTGGTAGTATGGGTACTTGCAGAATCCCCACTATGGGGAGTGTCCGCCGTTGTGGCGGGCGTTTTCGCGGCCGTTATTTGGCCGCTTAGAAAGGTAGGCGGGAACAATGGCCTTGACGGGTTTTTTCACAAAACTACTGAGTCGAAAACTGCTTGTGACTGTTGCGGGTGTGGTGTTGAATCACTCACTTTCAAGCGATCCGATGTTGGCAGCGAAACTAGATACACTCTTGGGGACAATTTACATCTTGATCCAGGGGCTAATCGATCATAAGACCATCGGGTTGCCAAAGGTGTAATCGTGGGCTCGTTGGCGAATCGAGAGATCCGGTCGCAGACTTTCTTTAAGCTGCAGGAGATCGCTCGGTGGCAGGCGCTCGATCAATCGATCGACCAGATCGCAAGAAACATGCGCATGACACCGGAGACTGTGAGCAGACTTGTGTCGCACAAGTCGTATGCAGATGTGCAGAAGCAGCTCGGGAAGCAACTCTACGCGCATGTGGACCAGACGATCTCTGATCGGAAGGCTAATGTGATGCTGGAGACAGCCGCGCCAGATGCCGCACAAGCGTTGATTGGGTTGCTTTCTGAGGGTTTTGCGGCCGACAAGCGACAGACGGCCACGGCGATCTTGGATCGGGCCGGCTTCGGACCGATTCAAAAGAGAGCCATTCGGCAGCGAATTGAGTTCGATCCGATGACACTGGCGTTGCTGAGAGTGGCGCTGCTGGAGAGTAATTCAGAGGTGACTGAGGATGACGACGATGGATTTGGAGACGATAACGCCGGCGGTGGCAGCGAAGGATAATTCCAAGGAGCTGTTTGAGCTGGTGAGGCTTAGGGCAGCCGGATCGCTTTACTTTTTCGCCAAAGCTATCGTTGGACACGTGGACTTGAACACGAGCTGCCACAAGGCGGCGTGTTTGTTTTTGCAAGACTTCACCCGGCCGGCGAAGCTTTATGAAGACCCGAGGCGACATCTCAAGTCTAGTATCAGCACGATAGCGTATCCGTTGTGGATTTTTGCGCGCCGTGTGGTCATGGGGCAGGACCCGAACGACCGGATAGCGATTGTGTCTTCGACCAAAACGAACGCACAAAGGTTCTTGCGCGCCGGAAAGTCGATAGTGGAAGCGAACCTGCTATTTCAGTCGTTCTTCCCGGAGTTGATTCCACAATTTGGGAACGACGATGTGTGGAACTCGGAGGAGATTATCTTTCCGAGGAGGGCGACGACACCGGACCCGAGTATCGATACGTTAGGCACCGGAGGGAAGGCGACTTCACGACACTATGATATTGTGATCGAAGACGACTTGATTAACGAGGAGAATTACGACAGTCCAGGAGCGGTTGAAAAGGCCATCGAGAGTCACAAGTTAAACAAGAATCTGCTGGAGAGTCCCAGGGATATTCAGCATGTAGTGGAGAACTCCTGGGCGCCGTACGACTTGAATCGACACATCGTAGACAAGGAACCGACGGTTAGTGTGTTTAGTCGATCAAGTTTCGGCTGGAATCAGACTCGAAGTAGACATCTTAGTCCGGCGGTCATCAAACTGCTCGAACAGCACGAGCCGGGGCAGCCGATTTGGCCTGAGCGCTTTGACGCGGCAGACTTGGCTAAACTGCTGCAAGAACTGGGGCCGAGGATTTTCTCGGCTCAGTACCTGAATCAGCCTAGTGACCCGGATGTAGTGGACTTCAAAGAAGAGCACTTGAGGTATTTTGAGTTCAACGCAGCCGGGGATATTAGGATCTTGCCTAGGCGAGGCGTGGAGATGGAGATTGTGCCTCGCTCATCGCTGTCTGTTTGTGGCGCTTGGGACCCGGCGCTAGAGGAGAAGTCTAGCGCGTGCCGCAGTGCTGTTTGTGTGGTGGGCGTGGACACCAAGGACAGGGCGTTTTTACTGGAGGTCTACGCGCGCCGGCGAGATCCCCTGGAGATGATCGACGATGTGTTGAGGCTGGCGAAGAAGTGGCAGCCGGATCTTGGTTTTGCCATCGAAGATGTGCTGTTTCAGCGAGTGCTGGTGGATGTGATTAGGCGGAGGGCGCCTAGATATGGCTTCTCTCAGTCGCTTTTTCGTGGGGTGAAGCCCCTTCGGGGTAAGGCCAAGGATGCAAGGATCAGGACCCTCATTGGCTCGGCCTTCGCCGAGGGGAGGGTCTACATTCAGTCGGTCCAGACGGATTTTATCGAGGAGTATATTCAATTTCCTATAGGCAAGACAAAAGATATCCTTGACGCTTTTGCGTATTCAGCTACACTATGGCGGAGGGGGGAGACTGTGGAACAGACTGACGAGCGATTTGAGCGCGAAAAGAGTAGACTAGAGCTGAGAGACCCTATTACCGGGTACTAGGAGGGACGATGGGACGAGCGACAAGAGCGACTGGGACGGCTGTTAAGTTGCCGCCACCGGTGACTAAGAACACAAAGGGCAGACCGATGGGGAACTATCCGGATGGTGCCAAGCCCATGCTGCCCGGGGAGATGGGATTTGACCGCGCCCCGGTGCGGCCGAGACCGTTCAAGTGAGCGCCTCGGAGCTTTGTGTGATTCATGTGCCCAGAGGGGTACTGTTGGACGCAGTGAGTGGAATTGTGCCAGCGACACTTACGACCATTGTCTTTGCTCAATGGAGCGAGGACAAGGATGCGGTGACTATTGGATTTTCTGCCAGTCATCCTCTTGAGGCGCGAATGCCTACCGGGATGGAGAATTGAAACGCTTGCGAAAGCACTACAAGCTCAGCATTCGGAAACCGAGACTTGGGGGCCGAGTGGCGGGGCGAAGGAGACCGAAAAATGCCAAAAGGGGGTAAGCCATACACGAAAGCGACCGCCAAAGGAAAGCCAAAGGGCGGAGCCGGGAAGATGCCGATGAAGAGAATGCCAGTCAAGTCGATGATGAAGGGGTGTTGAGATGCCAAAGGCGCTGGAGCACAAACTGGAGAAGGAGTTCAAGAAGAAAGGGCTGAAGGGGAAGGCGCTCAATCATGCCATCTACGGCACGCTGACGAACATCGAGAAGAAACAAGGCAAAACGACGCGAGGAAAGCCACTTCGAGGAACGAGGTAATCACAGATGCCTATTAAGCACATCTCCATTACTGCACAGCAGGAGGAAGAACTCGTTGCGTGGTTGACTGAGTCAATTACCGACATCGAGAACGGCCGCACTACCCGGGAGGCCAACTGGCGAAGGTACCGAGAGCAGTACGAGGGAAAGACGGCACCGAAAAATTTCCCCTGGAAAGGCGCGAGTAATGTTCATGTGCCCATTACGGCCATTAACGTGGATGCCATTCACGCGAACATGGTCAACAGAATCTTGGGCTTCGATCGCGTTTGGGATGTAGCACCGGTGACTAGTGGGGAAGTGCTGGGGGTGAACACCAAAACCGGCCAACCCATTACCTGGACTGATTTAGCAGATTCCTGCACGTCTTATCTAGCCTACGAGAGTGGTCCAACAGGCCAGATGGACGTTACCGAGATTCTAGAACAGGCCAGCTTGGAAGCTATCAAGCTAGGAACGGCTATTGTCTTTCAGCCTTTCGTTACCATCACCAGGCCAGATTTCGAATTCCTCCCGGAGACGGGGGATTTTATTCGCAAGAGCGACACCGTGGTGTTTGACGGCATCAAGCCGCAGCTCATTCCTTTGGAAGATTTCATGATCATGCGCGGGTACTCGGAGATCGACGGGGTGTTTGGCTCGCCCCTCGTTGGTCATCGCTACTTCCTTCGCCCTGGACAACTCCTAGAGCGTGCAAGGAACGGCTGGTTTAGAAAGCGGTCGACAAAGGAAAGCGAAGCAGCAACTGGTCAGTTGTCTAGTGATGTAGTGAAAGATGCTCAGGCGATTCTAGAAGGTGAGTGGACAGATTCAACTTCGCTTCACCAAGATGACCATCAGCTTTACGATCTGTGGATTAGGTACGACGTAGATGGCGATGGCTTAGAAGAGAGTCTTTTCGTGACTTTCCACCGTTTGGCCGGCAAGCTACTTCGCATTCAGCCGTTCATCTACAAACGCATCCCGTATGTGCCGGTTCGATATATCAGACGAGAGAACCGTTTTTACGGCATTGGCGTGCCAGAGATGTTGGAGACGCTGCAAGCCGGCTGCAACACTTCCTTCAATCAAGCTGTCGATAATGCGACAGTGGCGAATGTGCGCGCATGGGGAGTACGAAAGGGATCAACTTCGGCCAAGCAACTGGAAGACATCTACCCGGGGAAGAAGGTGCTGTTTGACGACGAAAAGGACATCAAGGAGCTACAACTTGGAGAAGTCTACCCCTCGATCTTCGAAGTTGGTGTCCTATTCCGTGACTATGCGGAGCGAAGAACAGGGGTCAGCGACTACAACCTTGGACGTGAGTCTGGTTTGGCGGGGGGCAAGCACGGAACTGCGACCACTACTCTCGCGCTTCTTCAGGAGTCTAGCCGACGATTCGACCTCTACGCGAAGGACATCCGAAAGGCTGTCGGAGAGCTAGGAATGCAGGCGCTCGAACTGATTCAGCAGTTCAAGCCAAGTGGGAGGATTTTCGCCGTAATGGGAGCTGAGGGAGCACTTGTTGAAAAAGCACTCCTCCTCCCCTCGACAGTGAATCTTAGAGAACACCTCATCGTCTCCACTACCGCCTCGGCCAGCAACTCTAACAAGGAAGTAGCCAAGCAGAACGCCCTTCAGGGCTTCGCCATCATGCAGCAGTACTTCGAGAAGCTCTTTCAGCTTGGCGCGATGATCTCCAACCCCCAAATCCCCCCGGGGCTCAAGAAGCTAGCCTACGGCATGGGAGAAGCAAGCGAGCGGTTGCTGGTTCGCGTGCTAGAAGGCTTCGATCTCAAGGACGCGGCACAATTCTTGCCGCAACTGGAGGAGTTGTATGGCGAAAGCAGAGCTGCAGGACCTGCTGGCCCACCCGGGATGGCGGGACCTAATGCAACAGGTGCGGGAATGGCAGGCCAGGGACCAGGCGGACCTCCTGTCCCAGGCGGGCCTGGTACTGGCCCTGGAGACCCGGGGCAAATGGCTCCGGGCGCAGGAATTCCTGGACCTAGCGACGGACCTCTCGGCCCAGGGTAAGAAGTCTCCAGAAGTGCCAGTCATCTCTCCTGATGATGGTTTTTAACTCTTGTGTTGACTTTCTTGTAATTGTAGTGTAATCTTTCAACTTCAAGGAGGACTTGTGAGCGAAGAAACACCTAATACTTCTACTCTCGACGAGACGCCGGCTATTCCCAAGGAACTAGAAGGGAAGTCGGTGGCGGAGATTTGGAAGATGGTAGAGCAGGAAAAGAATCGAACCAACGAGGCCAACAGGGGCCGAGAGCGCGCGGAGGCTTTGGCTCAGGAAATTGCCATGGTTGCACTAGAAGGTCGGGGCCAACCAGCGACTGCTGAGCACACCAAAGAAACCGGTATTCCAGACAAAGAAACCGACCCGGAGGGTTGGGCCGCGTTTGACATCAACCGGCGTGTTGATGCAAAAATCAAGCCACTCGCCGACGCTTTCGCGAAAGACCATCAAATGGTCATGGGAGGACTGGTCGATAGCGCCAAGCTTCGTGTCGCCAGTCAGTTCCACGATTGGGCCGAACATGAGGGGGCGATTAACGAGTTTCTGAAGAACTACCCAGCCGAAGTTCTTGCTCAGACGGGTGCCCTTGAGGAAGCATATTACAGGGTTAAGGGTCGTGCCGTGTATGCTAAAGAACGCGAGAACCTGGTCAGAGAACAGGCTTCAATGGGCGCAGGTGGGCGCGTGGGGGTACTGGAGAACCGCCAGGACGAGACAAAGTTCAGCGACGATACCCTACGAGTCGCTACCGAACTTGGTGCTGACATCTCTACCTTTACACTCTTCAAGGGTGGTGGATCTGTCAACATCGATGACTATCTCGCGGCCAAACAAAAGGACGCTGAGGCTAAGAAAAAGGGAGGCACTCATGCCACGCGGTAAGTACATTCGAAAGCCAAAAATCAGCGCCGAAGTAGCCGAAGCAGCCGCCGCCTTCACCTCTGTCAAGGCCGAGGCCACCGAGGCCGAAGCCGGCAACAACAAATTCATCCAAGCTCAAGCAAAGCAACTGCTCGAACGGGTCGAGGCGGATAAAGCCGCCAAAGCCACCGACGAGCCCAGCGGTGTCGAAGTGACAGTTGATTACAACTTTCTCAAACAGGACCCAACGGACTTTATCCCGCGACTCAAGCGGAAAGATATCACTGTCCGTGAGGATCATCGCTACCACTGGATTAATCGGGACCCACGACGAATGGAGAGGAGAGTCGGCATGGGCTGGCTTCCTATCGAAGGTGGGTCGATCACGAACGGAGACTCGATACTGGCTTCTATGCCAAAGGAACGTGCTGACGGACTGAATCGACAACTCGCAGAGAGGAATAAGATTCAGCAAACCGCTCACATCGAGCGGCTTGAAGCCGAAGGCGCCAAACAAGGCATGCCAGTCTTTACCGGGAACAAATCCCTTCGTGATGGCTTAGATCAATAGGAGATTCCTTCTATGGCCTTTACTGCCGCAACCGTACCTGTCTTCCGTGTCGCAAAAGTAGCTCACGGGGGACTTCCAACGCGTCAGAGCTATCTCGCAGGAGGCACTGCCATTCTGGCGGGCAACTTGGTGATGCTCAACGCTAGTGGAACAATCGACGTCTGCGCTAATCCCGCGACCGCCATCCTCGGCATTGCCGATTCCGCCGCTGCCATTGGAGCGCCAATCATCGTCAATGTTATTACACCATCTACAATAATCTCCGCACAAGTTGCCTCCGGAACGCTTGTAGCGGCTGACATCGGTTCAAAATTCGATGTCACCCCCACTACCGGCATCGTGCAGGGCACGACCGGTGCGAATTCCGCTTATGTACATGATGGTATCGATCCCACCGACACCGCGACAGTTCGCGGCCTTGGTCACTTCCTGCCCGCGAACCTGCAAGGTCCGGGTGGCTCTGCGGTCGTGTAAGGAGGCTAGAATATGGCAACCAGTTCTGCTCTCTTCACCCCTCTTTACGCACCGGGGCTGAACAAGATCGTCTTCGATGGGTACACAGAAATGCCCACCGAGTACGACAAGTTCTTGAACGTGTCCACGGTTGCCAAGAGGCAGTATCTCGACGACTACAAGATGGGTGGATTCGGCGCCGTGCCGACCAAACCCGAAGGGACCGCGATCGTCTACGATGATCCGGTGCCCGGTGCCACCGTGCGCTACTCCTGGACGCCATATGGAAAGGGCTTCCGGGTCACGCACGAGGCCATGGTCGACGAACTCTACGGCCCGATGCGGCGCATGGCGAAGGCCCTGGGTCGGTCGTTCCGTAATCAAGTCGAAGTCATCGGTGCAGGCATGCTCAACAGTGCCTTCGCCCTGGCTAATGGCGGCTATGACGGCAAGTCTCTCTGTGGCTCGTCCGGCGTTGGTACCGGTGCGCACATCCTTCTCAGAGGTGGCACCGCTCGCAACGCTCCGACCGCCGCAGTTGACTTCGGCGTCACCGCTCTTCAAGACGCCCTGATCGACTTCGAGCGCATCCTTGATGACTCCTCGATGCCGATCAACTACCGAGCCAAGTACCTCGTCGTCCCCCCGGAGACCTGGACGCAGGCTCGTGAAGTCCTCGGATCTCAGTTCAAGCCCTACACGGCCGACAACGAGATCAACACCCTCGCCAATGAGGGGCTGACTCTCATCATCAGCCACTACATGACCGACACTGATGCCTGGTTCCTACTGGCAGACAAGGCCGATCATGATCTCCAGTTCTTCCACCGCGAGAAGTTCACGACCGATTCGGCCGATGACTTCGACTCGGGCGACGGGAAGATGAAAGCTTACATGCGCAACGGCATCGGCTACGGCGATTGGCGCGGCGTGTGGGGTTCTCCTGGAATTTAGTTAGAGTACTTTCTCGGGAGCCGGTTTAACCGCCGGCTCCCATTTCCTCTCGCAGCTTCGGGGCCACGGCCCTTGCTGCACTTGGAGGTCATCATGGGTCGAACCAATTTCAATTCCGTCGTCTCTAGGGCGTATGCCATCATGCCGGTTGCACAGGTTATACAGAACGTCACTGGGACGACTGATTATGTGCAGGCGACATCTAGTCCGGCACCAATTCTTGGCATCGTCAATGCCGAGACCGGTGCTCACCCCTCCGGACCTCTCCGCGATATCGGCGCCTCCAACAGCTCCCGTCCTTCCGCTCCCCTTGGTGCGCTTCCCGCTACCAAGCAGGGCTTCATGTGGTCACTAGCCGCTGCCTCTGGTGCTGCTGGTGCGCAAACGCTCGCTCTTCGTAACGCCGCTACCTCTCTTATGACGGCTCCTGTCGACATCCCAACCGGTGCGCAGACGCACATCAGTGGCGTAGTCGAAGGTAGCTGGCGTGCAGTCGGCGACGGTGGCGCGGCTGCCCTTGGTGCAGACAATCGTCTCAACACCGCCGCTACAAGAGGAACCAATCTATTTGTCGACGCTACCGACGCCTCCCAAGTCGTCACTCGTCCGGCTCTCGGCGTCATCCTCACCCCTTCCATTTTCGCCGACAACGTCGGCGCCACCACTCCCACCGACCGCCTCTTCTCCTTCTTCCCTGGGGCCGTCAAAGGCTTCTACATCACCGTGCCAATGGGCGACAATGACCTGGCCTCCGGGGCGACCAACGGCGACGTTCGTTACATCACCATGCCGATCACCATCAAGCTCCACGAGGTCTGCTTCTCGACAGGCGCCTCCGCCGCCGGCAACTCTCTTAAACTCCGCAACATCACCACCGCCGCCGACATCACCGGCTCAGTCGCCATGGTCAGCGCCACTGCCGATGCTGCCGTCGTCGCCGTTGGAAGTCTCGTCGCCGCTCAGCGCACCCTTCACAAGGGAGACGTCATCGCCATCCAAGGTTCCACCGGCGGCACCGGCATCACCTCCGCCGCCGCCATGCTCACCGGTCACACCCTCGGCCACTTCCACGTCACGTCACCGCACCTCGACACCATCACCGCCGTGCCCACGACCGTCGAGCCCTCGGCCCTCTTCCGCAATCAATCCTCCGCTTGGGTTGGTCGAACCAACTTCAGCGGGCCGTGTCGCGGTGGAATGGCCTTCCTTCAGCTCCCGGCCCGCAACGGCCAAGCCGGGCTCGCCGTGCCTACCAATCAGGTCAACTTCGGCGCCAGTCGTGTCATCGCGCCCTTCGACTGCTACCTCGCCGGTTGGGGCTTCACCTATCGAGCGAGCGCCGCCTCCAACACCCTCTCCATCGTCAACATCACTAAAGCTGTTGACCATGTGGCAGATACAGCGGCCGTCTCCACTGCCGCTACGTCCTCCCCCTCTTTTATTATGAGCACCCTCCTCAACCCCACCATCTCCAAAGGCGACGTCATTGAGCTTCGCGCCGACACTGCGGCGACCAGCGGCTTCGCTGCCCTCGGCGGCTTCCTCCTCGTTCACGTTCGAGGCCACGTCAACGCCAACCCGGCGCTCGATTAGTGTAGCGCCCCAATGCCTCTCCACCACATCTTCATCGATGGTCAATCGACTTTTCTATCTCGTCTCGCCTCCATCCCCAACGATGGCGACGATTACGAGATTGTATTCGCTTCCGGGACATACACCCTTAACAACCGCTTCATCACCTCCTACCTCACTCTCGACCACTCAGCCGGCGGCAAGCTCATCCTTCGCCCCCACACCGGGACCGCCGCCGTCAACTTCATCGGCGACTTAAACGGCGGCTACTTCAACATCCTCGGGGTCGACATCTCCCTCCACGGCCTCCACTTCGGCGACCACATCCCTTACTTCGTCCCCACGAACTTCTTCCCTTGTAAAATGGTCATCGGTGGCTACAAACTAGTCACCTCTTCCGCTGTCTGCGACCCCGCCACCATCACCATCACCAACTGCTCCTCAAACGGCTCCAGCAACCTCGTCATCCACTGCTCCGACAACCCCGCCATCTACACCAACATTCGCATCCTCAATCACCGCATCTCCGAAGGTGGCGTCAACGGCATCATCGCCCTCGCCGCCTCCGGCGCTCCCGGTGCCTACTGTCACGCCACCATCGACAACCTCACCGGGAACGGCAAATGTGGCCCCGACACCACCGTCTGGGACCCAGCCTCTCTCATCATCCCCCCTAACCTCGGCTCCCACGGCAACGGCACCGCTGCCATCTCCCACTCCACTCTCACCGGCTCCTCCTCCCTCCTCGTCACTCGCGGCAACTACACCTCCCAAATCCTCGGCTCCGCCAACCACGACATGCACTGCCTCCAATACAACCAGCTCCTCTCCTCTGACGTCACCGTCACCCACCGCGACTGCATCTTCCGAGGTCGCTGGGAAGCTGGCCACGCCCAAGGAGACGGCGGCGGCAACATGTGGATCGGCTACTACCACGGCTCCGGGCCAATCTACCCCATCGCCCGTCCTCAGTTCGTCTTCGAAAACTGCACCCTCGAATCGACCATCCTCGACGCCGTCACCCAACCCCCCGCCGACATGGCCGGCGGCTTCCTCCCCATCTGGAACGCCGGCTCCGACGCCGATTACCACTTCTGGGACTCCTCCCTCGCCTGGATCGTCCCCGCTCGCTTCCTCCCCTATACCTACGGCATCGTCGCCTCCACTGACAATGTCAACGTCTTCCTTCACAAGTCCACCATCTCCGCCACCACCCCCGAGACCGTCTCTGCCAACCCTTCCCGCTCCTTCACCACCAACGCCCTCTCTCTCCTCAACCCAGGCCCCATTCATGGTCGCGTTCCTGTTTTATTTTAGCTATAATACCCCCGGGAGGATTCGCTCGATGCCATTCTCAGATCCCCGCTTCTACTACGACACCCCGCCATTTGCGGGCAAATGGCACATCTCCACGGGCAGTCAGTGGTTCACCTGTGATCGGTGCGGCTTTGACTACCCCATCAAATACCGTATACGTCAACAGGGTCTACAAGTCTGCACCTATCTACCCTGCTTTGACACAATCGTCCCCTCATTCAACGACGACAACCTCTTAGACCTAGAAGAATCAACCATCGACTTGGAGGCGATAGAAGATGCCAAGTAGCCTACTTTCCCTCGCTAGTGAAGTCACCTACGCCATTGGCAACCGCACCGACCTAGCCACGAATGCCAAAACCTGGGTCAACCGTAGCTACCAGCGTCTACAAGACCGCATCGAGTTTCCAGAAGCTCAAGTGGTCACTACCTTCGCCACCACCCCAACTATCTACTCCTACGCTGCCCCGGCTGATCTCTTCTCCATCTACTCTCTTCGCAACAACACCATGGAACGTCGCATGAGTCAGGTCTCCATCTCATCCTTTGAGCGACTTGCACTCACTCAAACCGGCTCTCCCTCTCGCTACGCTCTTCGTGCTCGCTCGACCATTCTAGTCTGGAAAGTGCCCTTAGTAGCTGAGACCCTTCAAATCAACTACCGCAAGTCCCTCCCAGCGCTCTTAGCCGACGGTGATCTTCACGTTCTCCCCGATTCTTGGGAAGAGGTCATCATCTACGGTGCCACCGCCTACGCCTTCGAGTACCTCAACGAAGTCGAACGCGCCAATCAAGCTCGCAAATCCATGATCACCACCATGAGTCTTCTCTCCGATCGCCTTGCGCTCGATCTCATCGACCGCAACGAGCCGATTGCACCGATAGGCATTCAAACAGGAGTGATCTAGTGAACACCAAAATTCTAATCAAGCCAAATGACAAACCTGGCATCAGCGAAATCCACTGGCCAACCTGGATCTCCTGGCTCATGACCGTCATCTCTGGCCTCATCATCGTCGGTGTTCCCGCCAACATACTTGTCGCCATCAAACTCTACATCCTCGACGCTGAAGTTCAAGCCTTCCACGACGAATACGACCGTAAAGTCCTCTCCTACGACACCACCCGCCTCGACTTCATCCGCCGCCCCGAATACACCTACGACATCGATCTTCTCTGGAAGCAGATCGAGATGTTTGGCTACGGCAAAAAGGAGCTTAAGAATGGCCACAACTGAATGGTCTGCCACCTTCGAGACCACCCCCGCTGGCAACACCTCTCGTAAACTCGGCGACGATCGCATTCGAGAACTAAAGCAATCCATCCGAGAGCGCCTCCAAAAGGGTGGCCATTTCATGCAAGACTCCGGAGCCAGCTTTCCCAAAGACGGTCGCCACGTCGTTGGTGTCGGTGACGGTCCCGCCATCTACAAATCCGATGCCGTCACCAAAGCCGTTGTCTATGCCGATGCCAGTGTCACCCTTCAAGCCGGCGTGGCCCTCGTCGTCACCGACGGCATTGCTCAAAGCGCAATCCAGGCCAACGCAGCTACAAGTAGCACAACTGGCTACGACGCTGGCGGCGTAACAATTGCTGTCGCTGGTGGTACTACCACTGCCGCTACCGCTACTCTCACCAGTGCCGCTACTGCTGGACAAGAGTACATCTGGATCACAACCGAGCTTTACGCAAGTGCTGATAATAACGACGTGAAGCTTGAATTTCAAATCGACCAACTAAACAACGGTACTTGGGTATCCTTCGTAAACGTCCACGATCATTTGTATGTTAAATCAGGCGCCGCAGCTACTAATCACACCTCCTTCTCCTTTATGCAAACTCACATACCAGTCAACAACAACCAAATTCATAGCTACCGCGTTAAGATTACTAACAACCACGCAACAGCCACAGTCACCACTGTCCAAATTTTCGTTCACGTATTTGAACTTCGACGGTAATCATGCCCTCGCCTCTTCAGCCCACACAGTCCAAACGACTCGTCAAGTTCCCCTTCCCATTCAAAGGACTGAACTCAACTGCCCCGTCACTTGTCCTCAAAGAAGGCTACTCTTCTCTCGCCCGCAACGTCCGCTTTGCTCAGGGCGAAATCTCCTCCCGTCCTAACACCGCCTCCCTCAGCGCCTTCGGCATCACCCCCATCAACGGTGCCTTCACTTCCTATCGAGCTGACAACACCATTCTTTCCCTCGCTTCTCAATACAACACCATGTCCGTCTTAGACAACTCCTCCGGTCTCTGGACAGCCAACGTCTTCGGCTCCGGTCAATTCGGTCTCGACGAAGACTTCTGGTCCTTCACCGACGTCTTCGGTGAAATCTACGCCTCCAACGGTGTCGGCATGACAGTCTGGACTGCTGATGGCGGAGTGTTCAGCGATCTCGGCTCCGCTGCCTCCCCCTTCCCCTACTCCGGTCGCTACCTCGAATCCTTCGCTGGTCGCCTTGTCATGGCCAACACCCGCGAAGGCGGCATCCAACACGAAGATCGCGTCCGTTGGTCAGTCGCCCAATCCCCCCGAGACTTCACCTCCGATTCCTCCGCCGGCGCCAACGACATCGTTGACCTTGCAGGTCCCATTACCGGCAGCCGCGTCCTAGCTGGTCGTCTCTTCCTCCACAAACGCACTGGAATCACAGCCATGATCGAAACCGGTCTTCGCACTCCCTCCTTCAGCTTCCAAACCGTCGTCGACGGTATCGGCACCATTGCCGGCCGCACCCTTCTCAACATTCACGGTGCACAATTCTTCCTTGGCTCCGATGACGTTTACGTCTACGATGGCGCCTCCCCTCCACAACCTATCGGTGAATCTATCCGCAAAGACCTCTTCGCCAACATCAACTGGGCCAAAGTCGGCAACTGCTTCGCCGTCGACTACTCCGACTTCCACGAATACCACCTCTTCATCCCCGAGGGTTCCGCACAGTGGCCTCTGGTCAAATACGTCTACAACTACTTCGACCACACCTGGACCAAACACGACGTCTCCACTGGCGCCAGTTCCGCTGCACTCGTTCAAACCGCTCCAGCCGGTGACACCTGGGACGGTGGCGACGATGGCGGTGGCGACACCTGGGATGCTGGCGCCGACATCCCCTGGGACACGCCCAGCGTGGTTGCCAAACTCGTCCCCTTTTGGGGCTGTTCCGACGGCACCCTACGCCGCATCGACGAAACCTCCGTTACCATCGGTGCCACCGCCACCCTCACCACCGGCGACTCAGACCTCGACAACCCCGGTGTGCTCAAAACCGTCGGTCGTGTCCGCTGCACCCTACGCCAACGCAACACCGCCACCCTTTCTCTCTCACTCTCCGCCGACGGCGGCGCCACCTTCACAACTCCCACTTCCGCCGCGCTCCCGGCCCCAACTGGCGATGAAAACTCCCTCAAGACCCTCTTCTTCCCAGTCGGCCCCCTCACCGGAGAATTCTTCCGTCTAAAACTCACCTCCCCCGATCGCTTTTCCCTCGTCTCCTGGGAGCTAGAAGTCGTTGACCGCAGCGAGGTAAAATAATGGACGTCTCTAAACTCACCGAAGAAACTCCCCCGGCTCCCACTCTTCCCAACTACCCCACTCGTCTCAACATCTATCTCGAACGTCAATTCCGCCTTCTCTACCAACGTCTTCTTAAAGCCATCGAAGACGGCACCATTGGCGCTCCTGGTCCCGCCGGTCCCACCGGCCCCGCTGGTCCTGTCTCCCCCGCCGGCACCGGCACCACCAACTACCTCCCCCGCTTCACCGATGGGCCAGCCGGCATCATAGCTGACTCCTCCCTACACACCTCCGGTGGCATCCTCATCACCTCCGAGCCATTCAAAGCTCCCGAGCTGAAGGTCGAGTACGATGGTAATCATCACGTCCGCATTGTTCCCTCTGGTGTTGCCGAACAAGCCATCCTTCTTCCGACTGGCACATTCCTCTCAGTCGACAAGGCCGTACTTCTCAAGAGCCAAGTCGCCAGCAGCAACCTCAGTCTTCGCCGCAGCGATCTCGGTGTCGGCACCTACGGCCTATCCGTTGATCTCACCTCCACGACCGTCCGTCTCAACAGCAACAACGACCCTGGACAAGTCCAACACAACCACATCATTCAACAAGCAGTAGCCGGTAGCGCCGGCTCTCAACTTCTCGAAGTCATCAACGCCTCCGGTGTCGCTGCTATCGCTGTCGATCAAAACACCGACACCCTTCTCACAGGTCAACTCAAACTCACCACTGTCGGCAAAGGACTCTTTCTCAAAGAAGGCACCAATGCCACCATGGGGGTCGCTGTCTTGGTCGCTGGCGCCGTAACTGTCCCCACCACCCGCGTCACCGCTAACTCCCGCATCTTCCTCACCGTCAACGGAGTCGGTGTTCTTGCCAACCTCGGCTCCCCCTATGAGAACCTAGCGACGCGCGTTGCCGGCACCTCCTTCGACATCAAAAGCTCCAACGTTCTCGACACCTCCACAGTTGCCTGGCTACTCCTGGAGCCGAGCTAATAGCTACAATAGCATCATGTCTTAGTTTCCTGTATACTGTCCCTGCGGGAGAACAATCCCGCTCAAGGAGATCAAATGGCTAATATGGACTTTCCTAGCCAAGATTGGTGGAATAGATCCTGGGGAGACGGACAAGATCCGTGGTCAGGCACAGGAGACTTCCCATATCTAGACCCCAACGGTCCCACATCCGGAGGCTTTGGCTACGGCCCTCGCTTCGGTCGCCGTAGCCTCCACTACAACCCCCCGGGAGGTCCCAACGCTCCGACTCCTCCACGGGCTTCCACGCCACAAGATCTCCTCATGCAAATAATCCAACGTCTCACCTCCGGTCGGACCGGCGCCGGCACCT